TCCCAACGTGCCCGAGAACAACGTCCCCAAGAACAACGTTCCCAAGAACAACGGTCCAAACGTTCCCAAGAACAACGGTCCGAACGTTCCCAAGAACAACGTTCCCAAGAACAACGGTCCCAAGAACAACGTTCCCAAGAACAACGGTCCAAACGTCCCCAAGAACAACGGTCCAAACGTCCCCAAGAACAACGTCCCCAAGAACAACGGTCCAAACGTTCCCAAGAACAACAACGGTCCGAATGTGAATCGACTCGCGAAGTTTCAAAGTTATCTCGATACCGTGAATGAACTCAACAATACAAACAAAAAGATGCTCATGAATGACGGATCTATTACAAACTTGAATAGTCTCAAATCAGCTGCGAATAAACTTATCGCTGATCGCAAAAATCAAAAGAAAGCAGCCATGAAATTACAAGTGGTAGAATTTTTGAATACCGTGAATTTGTCTATCAATGAGAAGAACAATCTCACGCGTCGATACAATTCAAATGAATTGACGCTTAATGGTATCAAGAATGAGGCTAAGAAAATCATGAACGCAAAGACGCTCAATATTAAGATTAAGAATAAACAATCACTCATTAATTTTTTGAATAAAAATACGACTCTCAACCAAACCACTAAAAATACGCTCGTTCGAGAGTTAAATGATGGTGCCACTATTGAGATGATTCAAAACAAAGCTCGACAAATGAACCAACAACAAAAGAATGCGCGCATTTCGAAAATCAAAACCGAAATCAATGCGTACATGGAAAACAAGAGCTTGACCAATGATGAAAAACGTTCATTCGTGAATCGTGTCAATGCGAATACGAACATCACCGCACTCAAGGCTAATATCAATGCGAGAAGCCAGGCGTCGAAGAATGAAAAGCGGGTACTCAATCGTCAAAATCTTAACGGTCACATGACGTCACTCGGTCTCACGAACCAAGAACGCCAAGCCATTTTGTCTAAATTTAACGCGAATGGTTCCAACCTCAACACACTTAAGAGCGAAGCCACTGCGATTCGTAACTCTAAAAAGGCGGCGAATCGTACGAAACTCACGAGTGTCCTGAACGGTACCAAATTGAATCAAACGCAAAAGAACGCTATTCTCAATAAGTTCAATAAGGGTATTGCGAATGTTGAATCCCTTCAATCCGAAATCCAAGAACTTGTAAAAGTTAAAAACGAACAAAACCGTATCATGACAAGAAATGGTCTCAAGACGTACATGAACTCTGTAAATTTGACACCACAAAACAAAAATGCGTTCCTCAAGGAGCTCAATGCAGGTGAAGCCAATGTCAATACCATTAAGCGTAAGATTACAAACCTGATTAATTCGAGAATTAAGGAACAACAAAACAAAAACCGCGAGGAACTCGTTGAGTACTTGAATACTCTCGAATTGACGGAACCAAATAAGGCAAAGATTATGCAAAATTTCGGAAATGCAGTCAATCTGAACAAGGCAAAGACGAATGCGAAAACTTTGGCAAACCAACGCAAGGGTGAGAAGTTTGAAGCGAACAAAGCTAAGCTCCGTGAATATGTTGCCGGTATGAACATCAATTCGACGCAAATTCTTGCAGATTTCAACACGGGTGCAATCTCTCTAAATGCAGCCATGAACAAGGCTCGACAACTCGCAAACGCACGAGTTACCGAACGTCGAGCAGCAAACCGAAAGACTCTCGAAAACCATATCAATAGTTTGGGTCTCGAAAGTGACGAAAAGGTGATGCTTCTCAAAAACTTCAATGATGACAGTGGAAACTTGAACACGCTCATGAAGACGGCGAATAATATCCGCACGGCATCGAATAAACGGAAACTCAACATGGAACGTCAAAAGGTTAAGAACGCAATCAATAAGATGAATCTTACCAATACCAATAGGGCTGATCTCATGCTCCAATTTAACGAAGGTGCTCGTAATGTCGAACAAAAGGCGCTTCAAATGATTGAAAACAGAAAAGCACAAAAGCTCAATGGTATGAAGGTGCAAATGAAAGAATATCTCAACTACATCGGCGCGACAAACGAAGACAGGAATTACATCATGGGGAAGATCACAACGGTGAATGCTAACATCAACGCACTTCGAAATGAAGCGAAGAAGATGAAGAACAAGCGCAATATTAACGCACGTGCTGAAGAGCGAAAAACGCTCACTGAGTATATCAACTCGATTGGTCTCCAACAAGAAGACAAAAATACAATCATGAATAAATTCAACACGACCAACGCCAGTTTGAACACTCTTCGAACGAATGCAAACGATATCGCAAAGTCGCGCAAACAAGAGAAATATGTCACGAACAAAGCATCACTCGAAAAGCACATGAACACACTGGGGTTAAATAACACCGATCGTATCGATCTTTTGAGTAAGTTGAATTCACCATACGTGAATATTAAGAATATCATCAATCAAGCGACGAACTTGTCAATTCAGCGTAAGGAAGAAAAACGTTCAAAGAACCGCTCGGAACTCAAAACGTATGTCAACACTTTGGAATTGTCAAATGATGATCGTGAATACGTGATGAAACTATTTGACGATGAACAGGGTAACGTCGAAGCTATCAAGAAGCAAGGTCGAAACCTCGTGAATACACGCAAGACTGAAAAGACGGAAGCCCTCAAGGCACAGTTCAAATCGTATGTCAATGGTATGCCCTTGAACCAATCGAACAAGAATACTCTCATTCGAAACTTTAATGCGAATGTCAACAAGAATATGAATGTGTGGTCTAAGAAGGCAAACGCACTCTTGAACCAACGAAAGAACGAGTGGAAGGCCAAGGATCGCAATGAATTAAACAAATTCATGGCTAATCTCAATCTCCCCGGAAACACAAAGCTCGCCATCTTGAAGAACTTTGATAATGGTGTTGGAACTCTCAATAACTTGAAGGGTAGAAGTCAGGGAGAAGCGAAGCGTATTTCAGATGAAAAGAAGGCGGCGAAGCGTGCGGAACTGAGTAACTATCTCGAGAAGATTGGTCTCAATCCGACGAATCGCAATGGTTTCTTACAGAGATACGATAACGCCCCGAATACGATGAATGCGATCAAACAAAATGCGAATACCATGGCAAACTCCATCAAAAAGGCAAAGCGTAACGCAAACTTGGATGAGTTTGGTAAGTATATGTCGCGCATTGGTTTGAGCAATGCGAATAAAAATGATCTCATGCAATCACTTTCGAACACGAATGTGAGCCTTGAAAACATGAAGGCGCGCGCGAATGGTGTGCTCAAGAATAGAATTGCCGAAAAGCGAACCGAGTTTTCTAAATTCTTGGGTAGTTTAGAACTTTCGAATGCGAACAAAAATTCCATTCTCAAGCAATTCGACAACGATAGTTCAAACATCGCGAACCTTGAAAAGCGTGCTACGAACCTTGTGAATCAAAGAAAACGCGAGAAGCGTACGGCAAATAGAAACTCTCTTTCGAATTACGTGAAAACGCTCAATTTGAATCAAACAAACAAGAATGCTATTCTTAAAGAATTCAATAATAGCATGGCTGAACTCAACGTCATGCGTACGAAAGCAGATGATCTCGTCAAGCAACGCAAGCAAGAGTTCATCAACTCTAAACGTTCGGAACTCAATAGTTACACATCTGAGTTGAAATTATCCGGTGAAGACAAAAATGCAATCATGTCCAAGTTTAATGCGACGAATGGTAACATTATCGCACTCAAGAATGAAGCACAAAAGCTCGCGAACAAACGTAAGCTCGAAAAAATTGCCATGAATCGCAAAGAACTCACGAACATGTTCAATACACTCAACCTCACGAATGCACAAAAGACGGATCTTCTCAAGAAGTTCAATAGTGGAAGTAATACCCTAAATGCAATCAAGAACGAAGCTTCCAACATGAATGCAAATGCAAAGTCAAAAGCCGCGGTTCGTGCAAACGTGCGTACATTCCTCAATGGTCTCGAACTTAACGATGCAACTAAGAATAGTCTTGTTAAGAAATTAAACGACGGATCTTCTACCGCGAACGCAATCAAGAATGAAGCTACGAAACTCAATGCGAATCGACGTGCCGAGCTCCTAAATAAGAGAAAGGATGAACTTCGCAATTTCATGAGTAACAAAAACCTTACGAATACCGAACGCGATGCATTCCTGGCTCGTGTGACAAACAAAAACATGAACTTGGCACCAATCAAGCAAGAGATTTCAAACACGAATGTTGCGACGAAGAAACGTAAACAAGAAAGCGCAAACCGATCTGCCAAGTTGAATTCATTCCTCAATACGTTGAATTTGACCAATGAAAACAAAAAGAAGTTCAAGAACCAACTCGTCGCGAATAACACGAATTCGACTTTGAATACCATTAAAACGCAAGCAAGCAATATGAATGCACAACGCAAGCGCCAACAAGACCGCGAAGCTTTGAATCAACACCTCAAGAACCTGACACACCTCACGAATGCTGATATGCAAAAATATATCGCCAATTTCAATTCGGGTGGGTCGCTTCAAAACCTCAAGAATGCTTCGAAAAAGAGTAACGAAGAAAAGGCCAAGGTCAAGAACGATCTCAAAAAGACTATCGAAGATTTGAACATTTCCAATGATCGAAAGAAACAATACACTAATCAGATCAATAAACCATACGCAAATATCGGACCGATTCAAGCACTCGTGAACAAGAATGTGGCGAACGCGAAGGCTGCACGTAATCAACTCAAGAAGAATGTCGCTGGAAAGCTGCAAGCGCTCAACACTCTTGAAAAGACGAACCGAATCAAGTTCATGGAACGCCTGAACAAAGGAGAAAACTCTGGAAAGATTTTAGCGAATGCGACTAAAATCAATAGCGATCGACGTAAGTTTGCAATAACGCGTAACGTCGCAGCCAAATTACAAGCGAAAACTGAACTTGAACGCAATAACCGCAAAAAGCTCATGAATAACCTCGAAAAGGGTAAGTCGGCGAATAATGTTTTGAAGAATGCAAACGCGATGATTCTTGAAAAGGCGCGCAAACCACTCTTCGATAAGATTATCAAGGAGATTCCGGGTAAGACGGGTGTGTTCCGACGCGATTGGGAAGGACTCGTGCGTAAAGCGACGACCAAGGAAGAGCTCAACGCCATCAATGCACAATTGAATGAAAAGATCAAACTCCGAGAAGAAATCCGTGCGTCTAACATTTCAGATAAAGAAAAAGCGGGACACGAAGCGTGGATCATGAAGCGTGGAAATGACATGTCTAAGCGTCGTCAAGAACTCATGGGACAACTCAAAGCAAAGAAGAATGCAGCGAACGCTCTTAAGAAGAACACAGCATCTAAACTCCAAGCACTCAATAAACTTGAAAAGGTGAATCGAACGGCGTTCATGGCTCGTCTGAACAAGGGTAACACACAAAACGCGATTCTCGCCAATGCGACCAAAATGAACCAAAGTCGCCGCGCCGCCGAAAAGGAAAAAATCGAAAAGGAGCGCCGAGACCAACTTCGTAAAAACACGGTAAAGCTTCTCCAAAACAAAAAGAAATTGACCCGTGATAACCGCAAAAAGTTTATGAACCGTCTCGAAAAGGGTGGAGACCCGAACATGATTCTCAAAGAGGCGAATAAATTGGATTCGAATAGAATGACTCGTAATGGTATCAAGTGGAAACTTGAACAAATCAAGGGTCTCACATCGAAGGACGTGAATGGCTTTTTGAAAAGGTGGGACACGTCAAAGAACAAGACGATTTTCGCCGAAGCGCGTCAACTCGTCAAAAACCGTGAAAGTGGATTTTCTTTCAATAACAAGAATCGACCCAACAAAAAACCAATGACCGCGGCTCAACGTTTCAATACAAACGCTATTGGAAATGCAAAGAAGGAAATTCGAGCCATGACTGGTATGGGTGTGAAAAACCGTAACCGGTTCATTTCACGAATCGATAAAGGTGAAGTCGCGAGCAAGGTTCTCAAAGATGCACGTGAGCGAAACAAAAAAGGAGCATCATCCAAGTCTAGAACGCTCAAGATGCTCGAGAAAAAATAATATGTGAATACGTTAAATGCGAGTAATCATTCCCCTCAGTAATTCCGGAATTCTCAGTGCACATGGATATTCGGATGTTCGGCAAAAGTCCGAGCTTGCGAGACACCGTGCACTCGCACGCGTGGTTCGATCCGGTGAACCACCACTCGGACTCTTTCGACGTCTCAATGTCTTGATGATTTTGTTTAAGAGATCAAATCCTAAACTTTCCAAGATTTTCAAGAGTGATCGTGACTGGGTTAAAGAAAAATATATGTAAAGTTAAAGAAATCGCACAAGTCTTTATTTAATGGACAGGTGCGGTGTGTGTTTTGAAAATACAAATCACAAAAAGGTAACCTGTCCTTTTTGTGATTTGAATACTTGTAGATCTTGTACACAGACATATCTACTTTCCGTTATGGAAGATGCGCATTGTATGGGATGTAAACATGCATGGAATAGACAATTTGTAGATAATTTTTGTACACATCAATTTAGACACGTTGACTATAGAAGACACCGCGAAAAGGTATTATTTGAGAGAGAAAAATTACAAATGCCAGAAACACAAGCGCACGTGGAACATATTCTTGAAATGCGACATCTCAATGAAGTCGTTGGACAGCAAAAACTACAATTGTCAAAATTTTATGCGCTTTATGGGCGTTTGAGTTACGATGAATATATACAAATTCGGGAAATCAGTGATCTCATAGAACAAATGCGTCAAACGCGCCAACGTATCAATGAATTACGATTTACAAACAGGGACGTGACAGAAATTACAAAGTCTTTCGTTCGCAAGTGTCCAATCGAGGAGTGTAAAGGATTTCTTGACGAGGAATGGTATTGTGGAATTTGCCGTCGATCTTTTTGCTGCGACTGTTGTGAAATCAAAGATAACGATGAACACACGTGTGACCCGGATCTTAAAAAGACCATGAAACTCATATCCAAAGATACGAAACCATGTCCAAAATGTTCAACTATGATTTCCAAGATTGACGGGTGTGCACAGATGTGGTGTACACAGTGTCAAACCGCATTCGATTGGCGTTCGGGGAATATTCAGATAGGTCGCATTCACAATCCACATTATCTTGAATTCAAGCGAAAAACGACCGCGCTTTACAGGGAAAATGGGGATATCCCGTGTGGAGGATTACCGTCGAGACACGAACTCCCCGAACGACTCGCGGATTTCATCCACGTGATTCACTGGTGTGAACGGGAAATCATGTATACAGAATATACAAATACATCGACCCGACATTTCAGAATACTTTATATGCTTAACGACATGAGTGAAAAAGAATTCAAACGCAAAATACAAGCTGTTGACAAACACAAAGAAAAAATTGCGGATGTTGTGAATGTCTATCGAATGTTCATAGATACTGCGACTGATTTTTTACGACAATATGTTATCGAAGAAGATATAAACATCATAAAAACCCTACGTGAGTTGGTTCTATATTCGAATGATATTGTGCGTTCTATTCACAAGCGATACAAATGTGTGACACCACCACTGTTCAATAATAATCTTCTCTTATTTTAGATGCTTGTACTTTTACTCGCTGTGATAATTATTGTATATTTGCTCATTCCAAAATACAGACATCCACTCGTGTTTCACGATTTTGTGTCCCCAGAAGAGCGGCACCACATTATCGAAAAGGCGAGAAAAGAACTCAAACCTTCGACCGTTTCCATAGATAAAATCATTAAACCAAATGTTAGACAGAGTGAAACGGCGTGGTTGTCACTCAAAGATCCCATCGTGCACACAGTTGTCGATAGATGTTTAGCCATGACGGATAGACCGATCGACAATTGCGAAAATTTACAAGTCCTTCGATACGAAGAAGGTGGATTTTATAGACCACACCAAGATACCATGAAAGACCAAGAGAACAAACGCGTGTATACGTTTATTATCGCCTTGAATGACGGATACCAAGGTGGCGCGACGGTATTTCCGAACATTGGCCGCGCGTATAAACTTAAGGCTGGGGATGTGTTATTTTTTGACACACTCGATAACTATGAACTCATGACATCAAAGGCACTCCACGGCGGCATGCCCGTTGAAGGTGGGGAAAAGTGGATTTGTAATTTATGGGTCAGTAAGTATCCCCTCACCACGAAGTCGTAGTGCGCGACGATTCGATTCGTGCAACGCCGCCACTGCATTCTTGTTTTGACCGCTGTATGGTACGGCGTATGCGTTGTCACACATCCATTTATTGACATTGGTCCACTTACCATCTTCACACACCCACACTTCCGCTAAGATGCGCCCAAATTTCCCACGACTGTCCCTTTCTGGGCATCTGAGTTCGATCTCAATATCATCCTTCTCAGATTCCACAGCCTTGAGGCACCACTCCTTCAACTTCTTCTTAGAGAGAAGACCGTACACTTTCTCTTCTTTGTCAGATGTCCGCGACTCAGGAGTATCGATACCGAGAAGACGTACCCGCTGTCGCGTACAAACATCGAAACCGAGATCGAGGGTTACATCAATCGTGTCGCCATCGACGACCTTTTCGAGAGAAGAAACTTTATAGATGAATTCACACGTGGGTTGGGCGTAAGTGGCCATATAATATGAGTCAACATTATTCTCCCCATAGGTAGCTCATAGACTTTGATGATGAAATTTTTATTTTATTAAAGGGCCACCAAGACCACATTTATATTCTCTGATATTATTAATGAAGTCTGTTGTATTCACCTATGGTCGTTTTAATCCTCCACATAAAGGACATAGACTTATGATCGAATATGTCATCGAGACAGCGCGTCGCATGAATAAGAGACCCGTCGTCGTCGTGTCTCACTCATTCGGTAATGCGAAGAATCCACTCCCAGTCGAGAACAAGGTGAGAATTCTTAGACGCTGGTTTCCAGGTGTCACCATTCTCACATCCGCGAAAGATCGAAGCATTGCAAAAATTGCTCAAGATTTTAATAAGAATTCAATTATGATTGTTGGTCAAAATCGTCAAAATAGTTTCAAGTTTCTCAACTTTAAAAAGGTTGCCGTTCCTCGAAGACCGAATGCGCCTTCGGCCACGATGGCGAGAGCTGCCGCCACCATTGGTAATACAAAAGCGTTCAAGAATATGACTGGCTACAACTTAACGAACAATATTCGAAATAAAGTTGTTAAAGCGAAGGGTAAAAAGTAAAACATGGTCGACGTCGAGGCGTTTGCGAAAAAGGTATATTCTCAACTGGGACCCGGTTTCAGTGAGAGAGTATATCATAATGCTATGGAAGTTCTATTGAGACAATATAATGTTCCATATGAAACGGAACGTATAGTACCGATTATATTTGAAGGACACGTCATAGGTAATGTACGGGCAGATATTATCATCAATAATACAGTTGTTCTTGAATTTAAAACGATTAAGACGCTCAATGACCAGGCGGAGTTACAGGCACAAAACTATCTGAATCTAACTGGCTTGACGATTGCGTACGTGATAAACTTTCCCCCGTTTCCGAATCGGGAGTGTGAGATCCGATGTGTTCAAGCATGATCATGAATGGAAAAAGTTTGGCCAACTTGGCGTAAAAGTCTTGCATTTCATCGTAATATTTTTTGGGATCTTGAAGTCCCTCGGTCAATATCTCTTTCGACCTGTCTAGGTGGTACTTTGCCTCATCTAGACAGAATTGTTGATATTTGTCCATCTTCTTAAAGAAGATCACTTTCCTTTATGCAGATTAATCCACGTATTCTTATACTTATTGAGTTGTGTCATGGTCGGACCTTGGGTCATGATGTAGTTGACCGCGGCATTCTTGTATTTATTTTTGAGTCTATTAGGAACATTCGTCGTATTTAATTGATTCATTATAAATGTACGTTCTAAGTTTCGTTCGCGTCGATTCTTCCATCGCTGAACCATACGCTTCTTCACGAGATCAACGTCCTTTTTGAATGGAATACCACGCTTATTTCCAATGCGCCCCAAACTATTCAGTTTTGTTTTCATTTCGCGGACATCGTTTTCGATAGATGGTTTATATCGCGTCATCCATCGCTTTCCATAGAGATGCGTGATATCTCGTCGAATGGAGGCTTCATCGAGACCGCGTTTCTTGATGACCTTTTCGCGTTCCACGTTACGCTTTTTTTGCGCAACATTCTTTCTCGTCGGTTTGGGCACCGGTTTCGGTGGTGGTGTTTTGGGTTTCGCAGCGATCGCGTTCCGCTCTTTTTCCAATTTCTTAACGATGGTCATTTTATCATTCTTCGCGTTGACATTGACCTTCATAATCTTGGCAAAACGCATGAGATCATCTTTCGTGTAGAGTTTCGCCATCTTTTTACCGACGCGGAAAGTGTTACCACTACCCGTGAGCCTGTATTCTTTACCACCATTCTTAAACGCCGCGACTTGTGCCTTTTCACTTCCAACCTTTTTGATCATGGCACACAAGTCTTCCTTTTTCGTCGTCTTCTTAATGTTTACGATACCGAGTCTCTTGGCGATATCATAGAGTTCTGGTTGAGAATATCGATCACATCGACGCTTTCCAATCATGTTTCCGTTGATGACTGGGAGTGTGTTACCACGAGGCGCTACCACAGCCTTCTTCTTGGTTTTCGGAATCTTATAACAACACGTAAACCCCTTTTTATTTTTACGTTCCTCGAACCCAGACTTACACGGTGGTTGACGATTTTTCGGACACGTCGACGAATTCTTACGACGCGCAGAATTCACTTGCTTTTTTGAAATTTTAATACGACCATCACGCACCGCGGAGTGCATGATATCCGATGCGATATTGTATGCTTTAAGCATACGCCCTGGAGTTCGAACACCGGATATTTGAACATTACCACTCTTCGAAATAATGTACGTGGCGTCTTCTTCATCGGACAAAGCATACTTTGCAAACATAAATGGTGATAATTCAGGTTCATATGAGGATTCTTTGAGTTCATACTTTTGATAGTTTCGGTGTATGTCAAAAAGATTAACCACCCCGTTGACCTTGAATTGACCACTCAGATTATTATACTCAAACGCATTATACAAGAACGGATACTTCCCAGTCGTGTACGCGGTGACAACATAGTTTCGAACTTCTTCAGCTTGTCGTTCAATGTCCGTGCCGACGAAACCACCCGAGAAGCGAATCTTTCCATTCTTATAAATGTTAATGGTCCAACCCTTCGTCTCTGTTCCATTGGACACATTGATCGCGATTTGTACCGTGAAAAAGGGTTGTTTGAGATCACCCTTTTGTCCATATTCACGCGTCGAGGAGTATCCGACTTTGAACTGACCGTAGTATCCCTTAATTTCCTTGACTTCAACCGTCAGACCGTTAGGGATGGTTCGTTTACTGAATGGACTTTTTTTCAGGATTTCAATAAGGTCGACGCGATCACCAGGACTCAAGGTTCTATTAACAGTAGCGTTGAACATACCCATGTTCAGTTTACTCACGACTAATTCTGTTTTGTTCGTATTCACAATATCTTCATAATTGCTATTGTTGACTAATTTTCGATCAAGTCGTTGTGGAACGTGCTGATCTCTGAGAAGATCCTGCTCAATGTTATTTATGAGTCGAAGATCTTCATTCTCGTAATTACTGTTTGTGACTTCAACGTTGGAATTTTTAAGAAATTCCCTGAGTGACGCTTGACTCATCTTATATATGATTGGTATTTTTTTCTAATGGTCATCGCTAAACTGGAGCGTTTCTTCGAGTACATCGAGACCAAAGATGAACGGTTGCTTCGGATAGACACGACCCTTGTATGTGAGTGATTCTTCACGCACCTCAATTTCTCGTGAGCTGAATGGACCCGCGTAAAAGTCTGGATTGAACTTTGGTCGACCCAGGTTGTTCGCTTGACAATGCTGATTAAATACCTGGACGAATATCTTCTGAGGTACGTAGAGTTCGGACCCATAGATCAGATTCGTTGACTCGAGGAAATTGTGCAACGTGCTCGCCACCATCGCGACTTGTTTCTGGACAGTTTTGAAGTATTCTGGGACGACATTCCAGATGTCTTTGTTTCTGTATTTTTGTGCATAGTCGAGGTACGCCCTGACACATTTAAGTAAAATGGCGGGAATTTCCTGGTTAAGCTTCTCATCGAGTTGTGTATCGGCATCCTTGACCTGCTTCGCAAAGTTCCATGGAAGAATACGACGAAGCACGGAACCGGAGTTGTCCTTCCAGTTTGGAATTTCATTTCCACCGAGGACACCCGGACACTTCCATTCGACGGATTTCGCGGTTTGACCCTTGATTGCGATGGAGACATCTTCACCGGATACCATCGACTGGAATTCCGCCTGTTCCAAACAGAAATCACCCTTAATTTCTGGGGCGATGAACATCAAGGCGTTATAGACACTCGAAAGACCAAACTTCTTTTCAATATTATTGGAAACAGTCTTTACATCTTCGGGTTCATAAAACTTTTTGAAAATCTTCGTGATGACGGTCGATTTTCCAGAACGGGCGATTCCTTTCAAGAATGGAATGACTTGCCAACCATCGAGTTCACCCGTATCAAAACACAACCGACCACCCATCACATACATCCATCTCGACACGTGTTCATCAAACTTTTGATAATCGAGAACACCCTGGAAATGTGGTGTTGGAATGTCGTACCAATCTTCAATGTGATCGAAATCATCGAATTGTTGATCGAAAAACTTACAACTCACCTTGGTTGGGTCGAGTGATCGGAACTCACGACTCTCATACGAATAAAACTTACAATCGTATGCACCCGTGTCTGGTGACCATCGCTTTCCAAAAAACACACCGTTCCGGAACGACCACATGTGACGATCTTTTATAATCTCCGGAAACTGAACATCTTGACAGTGTGTCAGGTGTTCGATGAGGTGGCGAAACACACCCGGATTACTCGTGAGATTTTGCCATAGACCGAAATCATATTCCTTATTACCGAGTTCATAGACAAATTCGTTAATCGATTTGATGGGTTTCCACGCGCGCGTATCGTATCCATTATATGTGATTTGTTCACAACAGTCACCTTTGTATCGCCTAAATCGTTTCGTGTACAAAACCTTTAGGGCGCATAGAATAGATTTCTGAAAAGGTGTCGCATCGTCGACTTTACTGTCGTCCATGGGGACACCTCTAAACGTAGCAGGGTCTGAATCAAAAATCTCGGGTTCGACGGTTGGATTCTCAGCACGTTCATATGCTATTTTGTGTGTGTTTATATTGCAGAAAGCATCCTTGACTTGTTCAATGATTCGATTGATTCGTCTGGATACTTTCAGGCCATCATCTTCGGGTTCCAACTCTTGGATATTAATAGCGCTCGCTCTGTGATACAGTTCACTCAGAATCTTGATATATCTCGATCGACGATCATCGATCACTTTCATATCATAATTCAAAACCCGGCCATCTTCACCGATGTCTTCGGGGTTGAGTAACTGTGTATATCCGAGCGAGGCTGAGTTAAACCCGGAGCCCTTTTTCAAACACCACTTTTCTTCCATGTAGTCGATATATTGGAGTACCTCTTCTTGATTCAGAGACTGGACTCTACATTTCATTTGTTCCATTTGAGACTCCCGAGTATCGGGGTCTTTGTCGATGTAATGAGTTCCATCTTCCATTTTATTAATCATGGTCTGATTTTTCTAATTGTCTTTTTTGGAGAGCTTGGCGAGCACCTTGATAAGGATCTTATTTTGCATCTCGAGTTGAGTGGCGATATTCACCAGGGCGGAACACACCGTGTCCCCATCTGGAGTCGCGAGCAAACCAGTCATCAAGAATCCAAGGTCACCTTGAATCTCCTCGTCTTCATCTTCCTCTTCATCGAAGACTTCTTCTTCATCATTGATGATATCATCATCAGACACAAATTCTTCCACTTCTTCTTCAGGGCGATCAGACATTTATCTGGACTGAGAAAAGATCGAGACCGAAATTTCGCACTCGTGCGATTTCAGGCTGAAAAAAAATGTTAGTCTATAGTACAAAAACTCTCACAATGGCCGGTGGTCTCATGCAACTCGTGGCGTATGGCGCCCAAGACGTGTACTTGACGGGTAACCCGAAGGTTACCTTCTTCCAAGCTGTGTACAAGCGACACACGAACTTCGCGATGGAAAACATCGAACAAACTGTCAACGGTACCGCGTCCAACAACGGCCGCGTGTCCGTGACCATTGCCCGCAACGGTGATTTGATCGGCGACATGTACGTCGAACTCGTCACCGCCTCTCTCGGCACCAAGGCCGGTACCGCCGACCTCGATGCGTGCTGGGTCGCCGAACGTGCGATCAAGGATGTTGAATTGTCCATCGGTGGTCAGCGCATTGACAAGCACTACCAAAAGTGGTGGCGTTTGTACTCGGAGTTGTACTTGGACGACTCCAAGAAGGCGAACTACGGTAAGATGACGACCAACCCGGTTGCCTCCTCGGCCGGTACGGTTTTCCTCCCGCTGTTGTTCTTCTTCAACCGCAACCCGGGTCTCTATTTGCCGCTCATTGCGCTTCAATACCACGAATGCCGCATTGACTTCGATTTGAGCGCCGAGTTCTCCCAATACACTGACGGTTCCACCTTCAAGGTCTGGGGTAACTACGTGTACTTGGACACCGAAGAGCGCCGACGCTTCGCGCAAAAGGGTCACGAGTACCTCATCGAGCAAGTGCAACACACTGGCACGGACACGGTCACGGCCGGTTCCACCAAGCAAGTGCGCTTGTCCTACAACCACCCGATCAAGGAATTGGTTTGGTGCTTCAACAGCGGTAGCTCGTCGAACGCCCAACACTGGAACTTCACCTCCAACGCCGCGACCGCCGGTTCCGTCGTCCTCGACTCCAACCCGACGGCCGTCTCCGAATCCAACTGCTACGTGCCGATCTCGGAAGGTACGGGTGCCCCGCTCCTCTCCGTCGGTACGGGTGGTTCTGGTAAGCAATGGTCCGAAGAAGGCGCTGCGCTCTCCGTCTCCGCGGGTCCGCTCGACACCTTCAAGTTGGTCCTCAACGGTCAAGACCGCTTCAAGGAACAAAAGGGTAAGTACTTCAACCAAGTGCAAGCCTTCAACCACCACTCCGGCTCTCCGTACCCGGGTGTGTACTCCTACTCCTTCGCGCTCAAGCCGGAAGAACACCAACCGACCGGTACGTGCAACTTCTCTCGTATTGACAACGCTCAAGTCGCGGTGACGCTTAAGGCGAACGCCACCGACTCGCAAGTCATGCACATGTTCGCGACCAACTACAACGTTCTCCGTATCCAATCTGGTATGGGCGGCCTTAGCTATTCTAATTAAGTTGGAATGATCAGGGCCAAAAAGCAGGCGTTAAAAGCGTTTGTCCTGCTAGTCTGTTTGTGCAGGCGAGACAACCTGGTTGCGGGAAGTTCCTTAGAGCTCTAACTACCACCCTCATTTGGAAACTTTTGAGGGGATCTCGGTTAATAGCCGAACCCGATGGTAAAAAGGTTAGAGATTGGATAATCCGCAGGCGAGAACCTACGTTCGCTATGACAAGAATATGGTTCCGTTTCAACGATCGCTAAGGTGTCGGTGGTAAATGAAGAGTTAGTCACTCTGATACTGCTTAAGGTACGATCTGGCCCACTGGGAAACCTTTGGGATTAACCGTGCTTTCTCCAACTAAGAAAGTTATGGCTACATTTTAGTATAAAAATCATTAACACAAATATTAAGATATTTCAAGTACC